TTTAACTGCCTCTAAACAAATTTCTTCAGTTTGGTTTTCAACGTATCGTAAAGCATCACCATCCTCCTTAACTGCTTCTAAACAAATTTCTTCGGTTTGGTTTTTAACGTATCGTAAAGCATCACCATTTTGTTTAACTGCCTCTAAACAAATTTCTTCGGTTTGGTTCTTAACGCATAGTAAAGCATCACCATTTTGTTTAACTGCCTCTAAACAAATTTCTTCAGTTTGGTTTTCAACGTATCGTAAAGCATCACCATCCTCCTTAACTGCTTCTAAACAAATTTCTTCGGTTTGGTTTTTAACGTATCGTAAAGCATCACCATTTTGTTTAACTGCCTCTAAACAAATTTCTTCGGTTTGGTTCTTAACGCATAGTAAAGCATCACCATTTTGTTTAACTGCCTCTAAACAAATTTCTTCAGTTTGGTTTTCAACGTATCGTAAAGCATCACCATGCTTTTTAACTGCTTCTAAACAAATTTCTTCAGTTTGGTTCTTAACGTATTGTAAAGCATAACCCTCCTCCTTAACTGCTTCTAAACAAATTTCTTCGGTTTGGTTTTTAATGTATCGTAAAGCATAACCATTCTCCTTAACTGCCTCTAAACAAATTTCTTCGGTTTGGTTTTTAACGTATCGTAAAGCATAACCATTCTCCTTAACTGCCTCTAAATGTCTATTTAAAACTAATTCTTTTAATCCTTCTATCGTTAAATCTTTATTCATTTTAATACCTTCCATTGTTTTAAAAAATTAATAGCTTCTTCTGTGCTTCTTACAACTTCGTAAGGAATGTCGCAGTCATCACAAAATTTCTTAAATGCTTTTTGTTCTGGTGTTAAATATCCTTTTTTAGGTAATTTAAATTCTAAGAATCCAAATTCTGCCCCTTTATTAGAATGCCATATAAATTGGTAATCTGGCACACCTTTTAACGTACCCATTCTTTTAAAATTTACGGCTTCTTTTTTAGGTCGCGACCCTCCATTAGGTATATGAAAAAACCTTAGATCTTTTGCTTTTAATTGATTTAGTGCAATTAAATTATTTATCTCATTTACAAATTGTTTGCAAATTTGATCCTCTCTCATGCCGAACAATTGTTATTTATATTTATAGTGAACTCATTCATTTTTCTAAATGCTAAAATATTTTCTTCATTTATTGCAGAGTTTGATAATTCTTTTTTACTCATTTTAGACAACTTATGAGTGTATTTATCTTTAAATACTGCTTTAATCTCTCCAAACTCATAATCAATATACAAAAACTTAAATTCTTTATTCATTGTTTTTATAGAATTGTTTCCAAAATACACGCTCTGCTTCTAATTGCTTTTCTTTTTCAACTATAAGTTGTTCTGTTCCTCTTTTGTCAATAGATTTACATTGAGTACAAATTAGTAATATGAAGATTATAATAATTCCATAAAAGAAGAAATTACTTGTTTTCATAATTAAAACACTAATTCTTCGAATGGTTCAGATTCTTCTTTTTTTGCTGATAATGTATCTTTAACAAATTGATTAGGTAGATCAGAGTTATTTTTAGTTTTAGGAGAGCTATCTAGAAGCTTTATAGCACTCTGAAAACCTTTTAATATGATTTCTGTACTGTAACGATCTGCTCCTGTTGATTTATCTTGCCATTTGCGAGTTTCTAACATTCCTTCGGCATATACTTTAACACCTTTTTTAAGGTAGGTTTCAATAAAAGGTATTACTTTCTCATTAAAAACAACTACTCGATGCCATTCAGTTTTAATTTTTTTCTCACCTGTGTGTTTATCTTTCCAAGATTCGGAAGTTGCGATTGATATATTGGCAACTTTTTTACCGTCTTGAGTTTGTCTTATTTCAGGATCATTTCCTAAATTTCCCACTAGAATTACTTTATTTACGCTGCTCATTTTTTACCTATTTAATTAATTAATATACATATCCATCTCCATCTCCATCTCCATATCCATATCCATCTATTTGCCTATATATCTTGAATATATATCGGTTTTATTGCCTTGTTGTTGGCTACTAAGTAGCTCTCTCATGTTAGTGTCAAATTCGTCTATGTTCATAGTTTTTTACCTATAAAAAGTTAATAATTCTTCAAAAGCCTTTGGCTCGATATAGCAATCTTTAATATGATTATCTAAACCAAATTCTAATATTACGTTAATTAAATTACGCATTTCATCTTTAGTGGTAGTACTCTTATTACTTATTGAGCGTGGCACTTCTTTATCCATTACTTTATGTACATGTCTTGCTCTAAACTTAAACCAGTCGCTAACTTCTTCTTGAGTAAAATTATTACCTTGTTCTTGCATCCATTTCTTAACGGAATTAATCAGCATCCAATAAGAGCGCAATTGTTGATTAGACTTCTTAGGTGAATATTTTTCTATTTTTACTACAAAGTCATTTTTAATATTTTCAAAGTCATTAACCTTTGATATTAGGTTGCACTTAATAGCGTGCCAATTACTTTTGTTTTCTTGTTTAAAAATCAATTCTAACATTCTTTATTTAATATCTCGTTAATAAAAGAATTTAACTCTTTTAATCTTTCGTATAAGAGCTTTATATATTCTTCATCTCTTTCAACTCTGATTATAACAATATTTGTATCGGGGTCGAAATTTTCATTAAAACTTATAAAGTCACACCATTTGCGACCAGTTACTAAAAGCTCGCCCTGTATTTGTGGTTTATATTTCTTATTGTATTCACCTGTACACAATGCTTTCATATGAAGTTTGTGCATTTGTCTTTTGATTTCTATCAGTCCATCTTTACCAACTAATCCGTCAGTAGAAGCACCAAAAAAACCATCATCATGTTTAATAAAGCCAACTTCTTCAACTATATTTAAAGTTTTTTCTTGATAAAGTTGCCGTGCCCAAGGTTCTATGTCGTTGCCGTTTTGCATCGTTAGATTTTTATACGTCTCTTCATCTTGAAACATATATTTACTAGAAGCTAATTCATAACCATACTCTTGAAACGATTCTTTTTTAGTAAATTTTCCTTCTGGTGTTATAATTCTATTAAATTGACTACTAGATGCGATACCTGCGCGGATTTTAAACCATTCAGGGCTATTTTGATCTATATTTATTATTTCTGGCATTTTTTTAACCATTCAAGAGTTGTTTTATTATCTTTAAAGAAGTAGGAGTGCGCTTCTGCACCAAGGGTTAGCAATCCTGCTATTTCAGTTCCGTGATTTTTCTCTAGTTCTTTTGCGGCATCGCTTAAAAAGCAAGCCCATCCTGCTAAACAATGAGTAGTTCCGCACGAATCATGCCAAGAGCTGATATCTAATTTATCATTATCTTTTAGCACTATATCAGTTACCTGTTGTAATAACCCCTCTTGAATTTTATAATCTATCTTAGCCCCTGCAAGATTAGCCCCTGCAAGATAAGCCCATTCAAGATGAGCCCCTTCAAGATTAGCCCCTGCAAGATTAGCCCCTGCAAGATTAGCCATTTCAAGATGAGCCCCTGCAAGATTAGCCCCTGCAAGATCAGCCATTTCAAGATTAGCCCCTTTTTTAACCGCCACCTCTATTAACTCTTTTAGAGATAAGTTTTTATTCTCGATGATTATTTGATCTGTTTCCCAGTTTCTTATTTCTGGCATTGCTCTAATCTCGCCTTAACGCTATTAAATTTATTTTGTGGTAACTGAATAAGACTACCAAGTTTAAATGCATTACAAATATCTTCTGTAGATTTATTTGAAGTACTAATTAATTCTTGAAGTTGCTGAAATTGCTCTTGTGTGATAGTTTCCGCAGGCTCTTGTATCTCTTCTTGCTCTGGCAGGTCTTCACCAGCATAAATATATAAACCTAAACCATGTCTTGCAGCAGCTTTTGTCAAGCCTCTTTGAATAGATTTATTAACATCAAAAGAACTGATATTTTCTACAGCAATAGATTTATTGCTATAATCCAGAATAGGAAGATATTCAATATGCTCTATCTCGTTAATAGTTACACTTACTTTAACCCAAGCCGTCTTCCCATCATCCCAATAAATACGACCTTGTTCAGTCTCATATATTTTGTAATTAGCATCATGATGATTTTTCTTTAATTCTCCCCAAGCCCAAGCCCAAGATAAATAAGAAAGATTTTGTTTCTTTTCAATTTTTTTTGAGACATCAATACTATTAAGAGCTGTAAAATAATTATTGTTTTCCATGTTACACCTCACCATTGTAATAGTTGGCAACATGATCCTCTTCATATTGAGTATCTTCTAACGCTAAAGCTGTTACTTCTAACTCATCCTCAAATTTATTGATTATTTTTTGCAACTCTTCTCTAGCATGTATATTTTCACCAAATCTAGCTTCTATATCATCTATTTGATCAATAACTGTTGATAATATATCAATACTTTGTGACTTAGCTATCATAGATCTTTGCATTTGTTCCTTTAACATACCACTACACCATTTTCATTAATATCTCTATTAAGTTGTATTTCAACCCCTACAAATTTACTAGTTATTGGTAAAGGCAATTCTTCACCGAAAGTTTCAAAGTTCATTTTACGAATAAAGGTAGGATGAACAATTATTTTCTTAGGTTTTTCTTTAGTTTGTTTAATATAAGATTCGCACTTAATATTAAGTATATCAACGCTTAGAGTATTAATACTCATAATTTCATGCTGAGATGAATTTATGATATTTATTTTATGTTTGATCTTGTTTGAGAGTTTGTTAAAATTCATGTTATGTACCTTTTCTTACGTTATTATATATAGTCAAAGTTGTGTTGACTACTTATTTTATAACTGATAAAAAATACAGATCAACAATAAAAATACAATTTGTGCGAGAATATGAAAAAAAAATTTATTACAGCTAGATTAAAAGATGGTAGGATGAAGGATTTAGAGGATTTATATAATAATTATGGGGTAGGTACTAGTTGGTTAGTTATTACAAGTTTAATTCATTATTTACAGAAAAGAATGGGAGTTGAATTAAACTTACCAAAGAAATGTAGCAAGACTCCTATAGTAAGTGTTGCGCTTCCACCTGATGTTAAACATGCTGTGGATCTTTATTTATGTAAATGTGAAAGCGTAGAGCAAGAAAATCAAACAACACTTATAGAAAAAGCTCTAGAAGAATATATAAGAGAAAGACAAAACAATTAATTTATTCTTTATTTAAAAGAGCTTTAAGTAAAATACTGGAGTTTTGCAGCATTAAGTCTTTGATCTCTTTTGGATTATTTACCATATAGTCTATTACTGCTTCTTGTAATGTTTCTTTGCTTAAAGATATATCTTGTACAACTTCCTTAGCCTCAGTATATCCATTTAAGAAATATGATACACCTTCTTTCAATTTGAATAATTGAGCAAAGTGATAAAGTATAGCAAGATTTATTTTATTTTCTCCTGATTCATATTTTTGAATTTGTTGATATGATACACGTAATCTTTCAGGGATTTTATTAGCCAATTCAGTTTGAGTTAATTTTTTTTTCTTTCTAAGTTGTCTTAATTTAGATCCTGCAAATATATCCACAGGGTCACGTTGTATAATATTTTTGTTAGTCATTTTTTTTTATAAATAGTTAATAAAATTATTTTGCATTTAAATAAAATGCGGGGGAATTGTTGGTTAAACAATTCCTTAATTTAAGTAAGTCTTCCGAGATTAATTCTCTGTTGGAAATACTTAAATTATCTTGATTATTTGCTAAATATTTGTCCACTTGGTCGAGTAAATGTTTATCTATTAGATAATAATCTTTATTGTCTGGATGTCCGAAATACCAAATCTTATCTAAAATTTCTAGAGTCTGGTTTTTAATTGATATATGCAAAGGATTATTAGGGTCAGCTTTTATTAATTGTAAAATTCTAAAGTCCATATCGCGTATTTGTTAAGTTGTATTTTTATTGTTACAAGTAAAAATAGAGGTAGTCAAGTATTTTTTTTGTTACAAGAACAACGTTGCAAAAAAACATTATTAAATAGCAATGAGAAATTTGGTTGGGAAACTAGGATTCGAACCTAGGTTGACGGAGTCAAAGTCCGTTGTCCTGCCGCTAGACGATTTCCCAATAATTGCAGTTATACAACTAAATTTATTTTTTACAATTTTTACGAGAATTTAGTTGCGTGTTTAGAAATGGGGGGTATGGTTGTAAGTAGTTACATCATCTAAGTTATTATTGTTATTATTATGGGGTCAAGATTCTTGATGTAACCGTCTTTGCCCCACCATTCATAGGTTGCATTATGTCAGTTAAAATAGATTTTACAGAAGAAGATTTAGAAGATTTCGTCTTCAAAAGATTAAAAAAAGAATTAAATATTAAGCCTGTCGTCAGGCAGTTTCAAACACCCGCAGGAGTTTTAGATGTCTTGGGTAGGAGTCTTGATAATCCAGCGGTTTATTTGGTTATAGAGTTAAAGAAAAATACTATAGATACTGATGCTATATGCCAGTGCTTGAGATATACTAAGTTCTTAAATGAGCATATGTCAAAGAAGGGTACTAGGTGTTTTGTTCCTTTGTTGATAGGTAGGGATTTAGAAAATTCTAAGAATGTAATTAGGTTGGTTGAAGAGTATGATAGAAATGATTCTTATGATATAGAATGTGCTTATGGAAAGGTTTTTTATCAACTTTATGGTTATAATTTAGAGAATGGAGCTGCTTTATCTTGGTTTAGCACATATCAAAGAGAATATTATGATGAGGTTCAAAAAAGTTATAATACAAGTACAGCTTGTTTAGCAAGTAAAACAGAGTTAATTGTTGCGTATCAAAGTTATATAAATATTCAAAAACGTTATGAAAATTATATTGAAGGCATAATTGGTATGCTTAATGACAAAAAACTCAAGAAATCGCAGATTAGAGCCATTCTCACCGAAGGGCAATCTATCCGTAACGGTAAACGTCCGACACGGAAAGTATCCGACACGGATAAATCACCCAACATAGTAATATAGAACTAATAAATAAATATACCTATAAGTAAAATAGACTTATTATAAAAAACTATGACAAAAATAATTAAAACTAAAAATGAGTTTTCTATTATTCCTTGTGAATTATTAAGAGATAAAAATATTTCATTAAGAGCAAAAGCAGTTTATTGTTATTTGTACTCTAAACCTAACAACTGGACTTTTTATAAAAAAGCTATCCTTAAGGAAATCAAGGAAGGGGATCATATTTTAACGGAAAGTTTAAAGGAGTTGGAACAATCGGGTTGGATAGAAAAAAAACAACGCAGAGTAACGGGGGGAGTGTTTGGAGGACTAGATATTTATATTCATGATACACGGTCAAGTAGCAAGAAAGAAGATAATTCTCCCCTTACCCCTCCTACGGGTAAACCCTCCGAGTTGTGTGATGATTTTCATTTCCAAATGGCAAATTCATTAGGAGATTTTATCGAAACTTCAAAGCAAATGAATGTTAAGTCTACACAGAGGAAGGCTTGGGCTAATGATATACGGCTTTTAATGACCAGAGATATCTCAATGAGAGAGGATGTCAAAGGGGATGTTATTAAGGCAATACAAGCTGTAATTGATCATACAGGAAAGAAATATTTCCCTGTGGTTCAGAGTGGTTCAGCTTTTAGGGAAAAATTTTCTAAGGTTGAAGAGGCGGTTAAGCGTATGAAGCCAGAAAAAAAGAAGGAAACCCCACAAGAAAAAGCGGCAAGGAGATTAAGGGAATACGAGGAGGAGCAACGTTTAATGAATGAGGTAACAGTATGAATCTGCAATTTAAGACAGTGATTGAAGCAATAGTTTCTCTTGAGATGAATTTTAATCTAGAGGCAAAAGAAAGCTACGATAGAATGATATTTAAATTCCTTACTGCACAAGGGGTTACGGACGATTCTTTCTCAAAAGCAACGCTTGATATCATGGCAAAATATGATAAATTGTTTGCACTACCTCCAGTTGCAATGTGGTTAAAGCATTGTAATTCGGGAGGATTGGAAATTGAAGAAGTTGCTCGTAAGGAGGTTGTAAAAATGGTTGGAATTTTCATTCCTTATTTTTCTGGTGGTGTTATTTTTGATAACCCTACGACTAATGCAGCTATGGAGGTTTACGGAGGATTAAAAAAGCTTAAATGGGCTTTAGATCCTGACAATAAAAATAAGCCTGATTTTTCTTTCTTGAAGAGAGATTTAAAAGACATTTGGTTAGGGTGTTATGATGAAGGGAAAGAGGCTTATGAGCCGCAGTTTGATTCAACTAGCAACAAAGAGATTCGTTATGAAGGCGATAAAGAAAGGTGTTTAGCTTTGATTAAAAAAGGGCAGATGTTGATTGAAGAAGAAAAAAAGGATAATCCTATGAAGGGGGTTGTTAAGAATTTAGCTAATTATTTTAAGGTTTGAGGTTAAACAGATGATTAAAACACCCCGTAAATCGATTTTAAGTATGTTTTTAAAAGGAAATGAGAAGAATATGATAACTGGTAAGCAAATAAGTAAAGATGTTGTTAAAAGTAGCCCTTTTTTATATTTTAATTTAACTAACTAAGGAGGTGAATCATGAATAAAGAAACTTTTGTCATATCTGATACTCATTTCGGACATGCTAATATAATTAAATTTCTTGATAAGAATAACAATAATATAAGGCCTTTTTCTGATGTAGAAGAGATGGATAGTTATATGATTGAAAAATGGAATTCTGTTGTTAAAGACGGGGATAGAGTATATCATTTAGGAGATGTTGTAATAAATAGGAGATGTTTACCTATTCTGGATAAATTGAATGGAAAAAAAGTATTGATAAAAGGAAATCACGATATTTTTCGTTTAAGGGATTATGTAAAGTATTTTGATGATATTAGAGCATATAAAGTTATTCCTGAGTATGGAATCATAATGTCTCATATTCCTATACATCCAGAGTCATTAAAGAGATGGAAATTAAATATTCACGGTCATTTACATAATAACAAGTTAGATGATCCTAAATATAAAAATGTTTCTGTGGAATGTATAAATTATACTCCTTTGAATTTAAAAGAACTAACTAACGAGGTGAAAGATGTTTAAATGGTTTAATAAGCGGAGACAGAATTTAGATGAGTCTATGTATAATATAGAAAATATACATCCTAAAATAAAAGAAATAGCTGATAATCTTGCAGTAGAAGCCCGTTCTTATGAAAGAGTGAATGTATCCAATTTTTTGATACAATATAAGGTTGGTAATTTTGTTGTTATTTGGAATATTCCTCCTTGGCAGGATTGGTTATCAATTAATACTTCTGGTACTTCATTAATTTTTTTAGAGAAAAAATGCGAAGATGGGGAGTGTAAAAAAATCTCCTTAAATAAAGATGAAAAATATTATTTATGGGAGGTAATGGCACGTATAAATAGAGAGGATGAAATAAAAGATGAAAGAGAAAAAGAATTGTTATTAAGGTAGTATTAAAATGACTGATAGGGTTAAATTTATATTTAACGAGGGTAATCAATCTTCTCAAATGATTTTATATATTGATTATGGTTGGAGGAGTTCAGACGGTCGGATATGGGCCGTCACCTCTGATGAAAAAATATATGTAATTCCAGATGAGGGGATGCCAATTAGGGCAGATATAAGAGTTGTTTCAACTAACTAACGAGGTAAAAAATGTTTTCCAACAATAATTTAAAGAAAAAGAGATATTTAATTTTTAAATATGGAAATTATGATGCGAATGGTGGGATGGAAGATTTGGTAGCTACCTTTGACTCATTAGAAGAAGTTCGAGAATATATAAATGATTTAACTTTCAGTTGTTGTGATGCATACCCCGTAATAGAGGTTTTTGATTTAGATGTTTTTGATATGGTGGAGTTGCCTGAAATAAAAGCGAAGATAGATGCTTACGAAGAAAAAGAGAGCCGCTATTAAGATGACTGATAATATAGAATTTAGATGCGGAAGTGATGTAAATTACCCTGAGATGGTCTTGTATATCGAGTATATGTGGGAAACTGATGATGGTCGTTTATGGGGTGAGACTATAGATGGCAAGATATATGTTCTACATGATAACGAATTACCTACCAGAGCGGATATTAGAGTTGTTGGAGGGTATCAAGCATGACAACAATACAACTTATACTAGCATTCACGATGTTATTTAGCCACTTTACAAATAAAGCGGGAAATGATAAAAATGAACTAAGAATTGAAAGGCAGGCGAAGGAGATTCGAAGCTTGGAGATTAGGAGACAAATTATTGAAGAGTTGAAGGATGCACAAAACCCCTGAGCAGAATCTATGGTCTAATGTACTTTTGGTTATGGCCTTAGATGCGCGTAGAAATATAGAAAAAGATAATAAATATGGCGCTAAGAGGGCGTATGAATGGTTGAGGTCAGAAGATTGCAGATTAATATGCGAATATGCAGGTATTGCTCATAGAGTTATACGAGAAGGGTTTAAAAGAATTCTGATTGAAAGCAAGTTGTAGTTGTGCCTAATAAACTAGTAGAAGCTATGTGGCGACCTAAGAAAGAGGGGCAGTTACACATCACGGTAAAAAGTAATATAATTGCAGATCACTTAATTCTTTGCAAAGGTAGATTTGATAGGGGGCAGATAGTTATATTTTGTGACTATCTAGAGTTGTTTTATAAGAAAGAATACGATAGAATCCTTAAGACATATGAAGACCTCTTTTATCTTTCTAAGCATCCGGTTATGAGAAATGAAAAGTTCAATGTTTTGAATTTAAAGATTGATTTAGACGTAGATTTTAGGGGGGTATGGTTAGAGTGGATGAAAAAACGAATAAAAGATATCTCATGAATCAGAAAGTAATTAACGTAATACATGAATACAACCAAGAAGATAGGGTTGATTATTATTTGGAGCGTTGGGAGGAACATGCTGCTATACTAGAGTATGACTTAGGATTGCCCAGATGGAAGGCTGAGCTTGAAGCAAGGATTGGATTACGAAAGGAGTTGACAAGTTGTAACAATAAAAATACAATACAACTTAGTTAATTAATAACGTAAGATAATGTATAATAATAAAAATTTAGAATACCGTATAAATCAATTAGAGAAGGTATTACAAGAAGTGGCTGATAATACAGAAGATAAGAAATTGTTATCTATAATTGAAAAAGGAATTATTATTAAAAACGATAGAAAAGATAAGTGATTAATTTTTTATAAAGATTATTATGAGTTTTACAAAGAGTGTTAAAAAAGCAGAGGATTTAGATAGTGATATTGTAGAGCATGACTCGCTTAAATTTGGTGACATGGTTGAGGTAATAGTTGATGGCGAGAAGACTATAGGAAAGTTTGAATGTATTAGAGATACAGACTTAGGTTTGTTTGTGTATCTTGAAGACAATGTTATTCACATAAGATCTTTAAAAGATTGTTCTAAAATTACTAATTGACAAATAATATACAATAGTTTCTATTTGTTCTAGATTTAAACATAGAAATCTTAAAAAAAGATCGCTTAAACACTCCCTGAAGCGATCTTTTTTTTTATTCTAATGATGCTAGAATTCTTGACTACCCGTATAAATGGTATATATTAAATAGGTGAAAAGGTGGAGTCAAAGTTGCCACCATATCCTTTCTTTCCATCTTTTCATTTATAACTAATTTTTCCAAGAAATAATATTTGATAATATTACATTGTTTTTATAATACGATATGTGGTGGTGGTAACATAATATAACAAAAACGCATAATGATATGACTAAAGAGTATAAAAAGCCTAATCTTAATAAAGTGATATTAGATACTTATCAATCTGGCTACACTAAAGGGTATGAGGAAGGGTTTAAAGTAATTAGAGATTTTATAAATACTTCTAAGAAATCTGGCACATTACTTACTGTTAAAGTTATAGCTAATAGTGTAGATACTTATCTTGAGGATGTTGAGAAGAGAAGAAGGAGTTAATAGAAGGTTACATAGTGATAAAAACACGCAATAGTTGAATTTTAAAATTAATACAATATATTCTTCTATGAAAACTGGAAGAGGGTAAAGAGCTTGCAGGCAATTTGCCCGCTTTCATTATTAATATAGGGATTGAGGAATGTCGGTTAAGAAGAAGAATAAAGGGGGGCGACCAGTCAAATATACAAAAGAAACTTTCGATGAGATTTGCAAGAGAATAGCTAATGGCGAATCTTTAAGAAAGATCACTAGAGATGATGATTTTCCAGAGATGATAACTGTCTATAGATGGTTTAGACAATACCCTGAATTATGTACTCAGTACGCAACCGCAAAGCAAGACAGAGCGGACACTTACACGGATGAAATCATTGAAATAGCAGATGATTTAAAGACCTCTTCTAGTGAAGAAATACAGAAAGCAAAACTAAGAGTTGATGTTAGAAAATGGATAGCTTCTAAACATCACCCTAGGAATTATGGAGATAGAGTGGGGCAAGATGATGATAAGAAAGTTGAGCCTGTTATTATTCAGATTAATGAGAAATGAAGTTAATTAAAGACTTCTTAAGAGTTTACAAAGAGGCTAAGGAAGTTGATCCGAGCAATATTGTTAGAGTGATGCTCTCTATCTTACGTTATAATCTTCACGTTAGTTTACGGGGTCCTATAGGTTATATTGCCTGGGGTGTTAATAAAGAACCCTACTTTGTAAGTGGCGGGATGGCAGGATGTTCTAAATATAACTTTGGTTATGTAAGTGGTAACCGCCGTTTAAGAATATTTCACAAAGGAAAAGTACGTTTGAGTAATCGCCATAAGATATGGCACATGTTATGGACAGAAATCAAATACAGAACTATACATAGAAAGGTATATAAAGAGCGTAATAGTTCGCAATATTCTAACAATACTTTTCAAGAGAGGGCTTCAGCAGCTGTAGATAAAGCGGTTGATGATTTTTTAAGAGATTACCCAAAAGAGAAAAGGGATGCCCAACCTTAAACTAGATCTTCATCCCAGACAGATGAAGTGTTTCACTAGTAAGGCTACTGAGATATTATATGGCGGTAGTGCTGGAGGTGGAAAATCACATACGATGCGAGTAGCCGCTATTTATTACGCTTTAGCTGTACCTACTATTCAGATATATTTATTCAGGAGGTTATCAGACGATTTAAAGAAAAATCATTTAGATGGTTCAAGTGGGTTTATTTCCCTTCTAGCAGGTATGTTGGATAGTAAGCACTGCAAGATCAATTATACCACTGGTCAAATAACATTTAGTAATGGCTCTAAAATACATTTGTCTCATTGCCAACATGAGAAGGATGTTATTAAATATCTAGGTGCGGAATTGAATATTCTCCTTATAGACGAGTTGACTCATTTTACATGGGATATTTACAAATATCTAAGAGGACGTGTAAGGTTAGGAGGGTTAAAGGTGCCTAAAGGCTTAAAAGGAACCTTACCAAGGATTATATGTAGTTCTAACCCTGGCGGTGTTGGTCATGAGTTCGTAAAGAGTATGTTTATTGATAACTTAGAGCCAGAAGCTTTATATCAGATGCCTAAAGAAGATGGTGGAATGATAAGGCAGTTCATCCCTGCCAAGCTAGCTGATAATCCTACAATGACAGAAAACGACCCTCATTATGCGGATAAATTAATAGGTTTGGGTGGCGCACTAGCTAAAGCAATGCTGGATGGTGATTGGAATGCGATAGAGGGAGCGTACTTCGACACATTTGATAAGAAGAAACATGTTATTCAACCATTCATTATCCCTGATGCTTGGACTAAGATTAGAGCATTTGATTGGGGTTACTCAGCACCTTTTGGTGTGCTATGGGGGGCGGTAAGTGATGGAAGTATTATATATGTTAATGGCCAACCTAGAGTATTTCCTAGGGATAGTATAATTATCTACCGCGAATATTACGGAACTACGGGGAAGCCAAATGAAGGTTTGAAGCTAAATGCTAATGAGATAGCTCATAATATACTAAAGTATGAAGAGAATGAAACTATTCATACTTATTTTGCCGATCCTGCTATATTTAGTAAAGGGGCAAGTGGAACAGGTGAGTCAATAGCAGAGTTAATGCAGAAGATGGGTTGTTTATGGAGACCTGCTGATAACCAAAGGATATTGGGTTGGCAACAGGTGAGATTTAGATTACAGGGGAGAGATGATGAGCCTTTGATTTACTTCTTTGATTCATGTAAGCATTTGATAAGAACAATACCAATTATGCAGTATGACAAAACACGTGCAGAGGACTTGGATACTAAGCTGGAAGACCATGCTTGTTTTGCTGCTAATACCCTGGTTGATACTGATAAAGGGCTTATACCAATTCAAGATGTTAATCCTTTAATACATAAAATAAGAATAAAAGGGAAATGGAGTAACAACTATAAAGCAGGGATGACAAGGAATAATGCTAAAACTATTAAGTTAAAATTCTCTAATGGTATTGATATTATATGCACTCCTAATCATAAAATACTTGACTCTACTGATACGTGGCGTTATGCAAAAGATTTAATACACGCAGAGGTTGCATGGAAATACAAGTCATTAGTGAGAGTATCCAAAGATAGAAAGAAAAGAATTATTATTTATGTGGTCATTACTTTCAAAAGAAAGGTATTAGATTGCATCAATTGGTTTGGAAAGATTCTTACGGGGAGGTGCCTAAAGGGTATCTTATACATCATAAAGATCACAACAAGAGTAATAACAGGCTCGATAATCTGGAATGCATTACGCACAAACAACATTATCATGAGCATAGAGATATCCTTAAGCAACATTCACAACAAAACATTAAGAAGGCTCAAAAAGCAGCTATCAAGTGGCACAAAAGCGAAGAAGGTAGAGAGTGGCATAGAGTCAATTGGCAAAATACAATGGCTAAAAATATGGTTAAAAACATTAAGAAAAACTGCCAAGTATGTAACAAAGAGTATTACACGGTTAAAGTTGCCGAGCATCGTAGTAAATACTGTCACGACAACTGCAAAGCCAGTGCATTGCGTAAGCGTAGAAGAATCGCAAAGGCAGCCAGTATATTGTCTAAACGTTCCTGATGAGCGTAGATTTACTATTCACGAAGGTCTAATAGTACATAATTGTGACACACTTCGGTATCTCTGTATGGCTCGCCAAATCACCCTAGACATACCACAAACTCCATCAGGAGCTGCTGAGCAGTGGTACAAAGATTTTAACCCTCACAATGTATTAAAGCAGGCTAGGCAGAAGAAAGAGGAGAATTATGAGTAGCCTAGATATAGCCTAGCGGTTTACTATTGAGAACTTTGTATTTATTGGAGTTTTATCTTGCTTATGATAGAAGGTTGTAGTTTTAGGTAAATTCAACTTTTACTTGCATTTTTTATATCTATATAGATAATAACCGCAAACTGCTTCATTTAGAAGGAGAGTAATCGGAGTTAATTTGAGGGAGTTAGCTACATGAATGACAAAGGAGAAAGAGGAGTTTACGCCTTTTAAAGGTGAAGCGGGTCAAGTTACACGTTGGACTAGAGAGATTGAGAACTCAGAGAATTACGAACAAAATTACTTTAAAGAAGGTCGTAAATACAATGCTATTTATAAAGATCAGGCTGTAGGCGGCACTTTTTCAAGTGGTCGTTACAATATATTTTGGGCTAACACCCAAACGCTAGCACCATTGGTTTTTGCTAAACTTCCAGAGATGAATATCACCAGGCGGTTTTTAAATGATGACCGTCCAGCAAGGATATTATCCGAAACATTAGAGAGGAATATTAATTACTTCCTAGAAAAGGAAGGGGCAGAAACTGAATTTAAGAAAGCAAGTCAAGATCGTTTAGTTGTAGGGCGTGGTATTTGTCGTGTTATAATGGAGACTGATATTGTAACTACCAAGGAAAAGAGTGACGAAGGTGAAGAAGTTGATGTAGAGAATATCGATGCTAAAAGAATAAGGGTAGAATACGTAAACTGGGAGAATGTTTTGTGGTCTCCTGCTACGGATTGGAAGGATGTTCGTTGGGTAGCATTTAGACATAAGAAAACTAGAGAAGAATTAGTAGAGCAGTTCGGAGACGTTGGAAAAGACGTGACTCTTGATATGACGTTACTTGAGAATGAGAATAAAAACTCATCTTTATTAGATGATGACTTATTGAAAGTAGCTGAAGTGTGGGAGATATGGGATAAGATTAACAAGAGAGTTATATTCTTAACACCTGGATTAAATGGTAAATTACTAAGTGATGATGAAGATCCTTATAATTTAGAAGGATTTTTTCCTATTCCTAAGCCTTTGGGTTCTGATGATACTACGGACAGTTTAATTCCTATACCTTTGTATAGAATGTATAAGTCTCAAGCTGAAGAGCTTAATATGGTTGATGTAAGGATTAAGTCTTTAATTGAGCAATGTAAGGCAACTGGTGTTTATGCTTCTTTTATGAACAGTCAGGATGTTGATAATTTATTTAATGGAGCTGATGGAGAATATACACCATTAGAGCTAACAGGAACAGGGGCTAATATTAAAGATGCTATTTTTAATAAGCCGCTAGTTGAAATAATAACTACAATTAGGCAATTATATGAGCAAAAAACACAAATTATTAATAATATTCGCGATATTACTGGCCTTTCTGATATTGTAAGAGGAACAAGTTTTGCTTCTGAAACTGCAACTGCACAACAATTAAAGGGTAATTTTGCTATAAGTAGAATACAGCCTTTACAGCGTGAGAATGAGATAATGGTGCGTGATGTTATAAGGTTGTTCTCTGAGTTAATTGCAGAGAATTTTTCCATTGAAGAGTTGGCTAAGTTAACTGGATTAGAGGTGGTTGATCTTGAGTCTATAGAGGCGAATGCAAGAAGAGAAGCTAACGTTCTTATACAAAGAGCTGTTACCCCACAAACTGAGGAAGAGCAATTAGCGTTAGAGCAGAAGACACCTGAGCAAAGAGAGCAAGAGTTAGTTCAATTACAGGAAGCTGCTGATCAGTTTGTTAAGAATTCATTAGAAGACCCTATTAACAAGCTTAAAGGTTATGCGGTAACTCCTGATGAATTGCAGGCAATAGAGGATATTATGCAAGATGATAAGTTGCGTGATTTTTCTATTGATATTGAGACAGAGAGTACAGCAAGAATTGATCAAAGCCAAGAAAAGCAAGATAGATTGGAATTTACGCAGGTTGTAAGTCAATTTGCTACTAATATAGCTCCACTTGTACAAACTGGTATAATACAGCCAGTAGCAGGAAGAGAGATGCTTTCTTTTATTATGAAGCCTTTCAAGGTTGGTCGTAATTTAGAAGAGTATTTACTAGCGGAAGAGGAGGTTAATCCTGAGCCTGAGCAGCCATCAGTAGAAGAACAAGCTTTAGTGGCTGAGAACACTAGAAAAGATCAAGAATTACAGCTTAAAGTTAAGGAAGTTGATATCAAGCAACAAGAGGTTGATGTGAAGAAGGCTCAAGTTTTATCTAAGCAACAACAGTTTGAAGACAATCTTGAATTTGAAGATGTGAATAAAGCTGAGGATAGAAGGGCACAAATTGCAACTGAGTTTGTACAAGATGCGACAGAGAATGTTACTAACTTAATAAGACAGAGTAATTTAGTATGAGATCTAGATTAGTTAAAAATATGGAAGGTATGTATGAATGGGTTCCTGTTGGTCATTCTTCTACTTTTAAAAGTAATAGAAAAATGCCTGCTGGTGGTGAGGATCTTACTATGGATGGTTATATCGATAAGTACGGAGGGATTAAGAGTGTGATAGATGATTCGGTTCATACTACTAAAGCATCTTATGAGAACCATCTTAAAGCTAATGGTAAAATTATTAAGGACTGGTAATGGCTACAAATCAAGAAAGTAAGTTTATATCAGCTTTAAATTTTACTGCCCAAAAAGGTAAGACTTACAACGAAGCTATGCAAAATATGTTTCAGCTTGTTTCTGGTGGTGATAACACTTGGAATGGTGACGCAATTAATTATTTAAAGGATTATTTGGGTAGTTCTCAGAATAATATTAATGCTTTACTAAATGAATTTGCTGTTAATTTAGGGTTTAATAATTGGGATTCTTGTAATAATATGGGAGATCCTTTGCTTTACTCTTCCAATCTTAAATTATGGCTAGATTCAGGTGATTCTACTACTTTTACCTATGGCACATCT